GTTAATAAGGCATGAGTGCTTGGAGAAATAATTTTTTCCTTGAGAGATTTTAAATCCCACACTTTCAGCAATGATACGATGAAAATGAAAGAGTCTCAAAGGACCCTTAAATAAAACATCGTCACCATTAATGAGAGCGTTGTCAAAAATAATCTTAGCACGTCGTCCACGATCAATCTTTTCATCAAGATTCCTAAACCCTGCGTCTTCAATCCATAATGACAGTGCTTGTTTAAGCACAGCCAGATTGATAACACATAGTAAAGGAAATGATAAAGTATGACCCATTAACTGACCATTTAATAATGGATAGGCAATTTGCTTGCGATCTTTCTTTTTTAGAGAAAAATTGCTAGGGCTGGGATCATCATAGAAGATCCTTCCGTGCGAAAAGCTGAGTAATCCTAGACTTTTTAATGGATGGGGCGGAATAGCAGATAGTGCACAAATACTCGCGTCTTTGTGTAACTTATCTGTAGCTGCTTCGTAATCACCAGAACACCAATACTCTTCTAAAACTAAATCGTTAATACGGTTAATTTGAACGGTTAAGTCATTGTATAACATAGTTGACCACCTTGATTTCTTCCAAGCTCCTAAAAGGAGACCTTGAAGAGGTTGAAGGGCGGTAGATAAGTAGCCATCTCCAACAGAGATACCGCGAATCTTACCAGGCTCAAAAAGTCCAACATAACTTACATCAAATAAACCCTTATCCTTTTTAACAAAAGGATTATTTGTTAACACTTTAGTAACTTCTTTAGAGAAAGAAGTTTTTTCTACTTCCAGATAATCTACTTCATGTTCAACTCCACGATCTTCAGTTTCAATTAAGTCGCGATTATTGATAAATTTTAATTTAACATTATTCACTGCTTCATCGAAAGTTTCCTGTCGCCAGGAATTAACTTGAAGGTCTAGAGCACGTAGTTCACCTAGATTTTTCACTAAATCTGGGGAAGGTTGGTCCATAGGGTCAAATAAGCTTAACGCACCCCCGTTTAATCGGGAAGCTTGTAAGCATGCACTCGAACTTGGCATAAAACGTTGTCCAAAGTCAGTTTCTTTGAAAGAAATGTCTTTGAACACCATAGCAGACACTTCCGTGATCATCTTTAGGGATGACCCGGCAGACGGTTCTGCTTTAACACACAAGTTATTAATGGACTTAAGAATTGAT